CGACGGACGGGGTGGCTTTGCCACATCCACAACAGAAGAAGGGGCGCGTGAATATGTCTCTAAAAGCAATGGCCTGGGCGCTGGATTATTCTCCAGAAGGAATCACTACCACAGAGAAGTTCCTAATCATCCTCCTGGCTGACACGCACAACGAAGAAACAGGGATGATCTTTCCCAGCAGGCAACTCCTCGCAGAAAGGATGTTTACATCCCCCAGGAACGTCACCCGAGTGATAAAAAGTCTGACGGAGAAGAAAGTTATAGTGGTAGAGACTTGTTACGGCGAGAAAGGAAGACGAACAACCAACCGATACCATTTTGTTGATGCTCCTTGGACGAGGTTGGACAAATTGTCTAGGGGGGGTACTGGACAATTTGTCCAGGGGGATATGGACACTGAGCGCCAGGGGGATATGGACACTGAGCGCCAGGCTATTAACAGGAAGTTATTAACAGGAAAAAATAACACTATTGGGACTTGCGGGAAGCACGATTGTCCTACTGAAGATTTGGTAGACCTTTACAACCAGACCACAAGAAATCTTGTGAAAGCGAAATATTACGCCTGGGGGGAAGGAACTAAGGGGAGTATGAAAGCCCGCTGGAAGTGGCTCATGGATCAACCAGTAGACCGAGAAGACACTGAAAGCCCTAAATACAAGGCATCTGATCCTCAGAAATCCCTAGAATGGTTCCAGCGGTTTTACAAATACTGCGACTCCAGGGCGTTTCTAACCGGGCAGACCACAGACTTCAAGGCCGATCTGCCCTGGATTCTTGCGCCTGCACACTTCACGGCCATCCTTGAGGGGAGATATAAATGACAGATAAAAAGATGTGCATCTGGGCGATAGATAAAAGCACCGCCCCGCAAATTCAGCCAACCACGGCCATGATCGAGTGTATTTTGACGAAGACCTCAAACTATAGTGATCTTTACAAGTATTGCCCGTACTGCGGCAAGGAGATTCAACGAGTCAATCTGGACGCAGAGAAAATCGGATGAACGAACTCAAACTACCGCCCCAGAACATGGAGGCGGAACAATCCTTGCTGGGGGCCGTTATGCTGGACCAGAGGATTATCTCTGATCTCATGGCCGAAGTGGATAAGGTCTGGTTTTACTCCAGGCACCACAGCACGATCTGGGATGCTGTTTCGCGACTTTACGATGGTGACGATCCTATTGATGTAGTTACCGTCAGCGACAAACTGTCGGAAATGGGAAAACTTGAGGAGACTGGCGGGCTGGCCTACCTGGGTACGCTGTCCAAGAACGTCCCGACAACCGCGAATATCAAGACCTACGCGAATATCGTCCGTGAGAAGTATTACTCCCGGTTGATGATTATGGCCTGTAGACAGATCGAGGAACTGTCGTACAGTGAGCAGAGCGCAGAAGATAAGTTGGACGCAGCCGGGGAGATACTGTCTTCCCTGGTAGTCTCCAAGGGCAGTGAGGGCTTGCGGTCGATACGAGACATAACGATTGAGACACTTGACGCTATCGAGGAGAGGTCTGAACGCGGCGACGAGATTACCGGCGTACCGACTGGATACCCGGCGCTTGATGCGCGATGGGACGGCCTGAACTCAGGCGATCTGATTATCCTTGCCGCGAGGCCCAGCATGGGAAAGACCGCGCTGGCGATGAACATCTGCACCAAGGTATCCAGAAACCATCGAGTTCTGGTTTTTGATCTGGAAATGACATCGATTCAGCTCTGCCAGCGGATGTTTTCGTCCCTATCCAGCGTGAATAACTTTTCAATCCGTCGCGGCCTGATGGGCAAGGACGACTGGCCGAAGATCACAAAGGCATCTGCGGTCATGGTCGATCTGAAGATGGAAGTAGATGATACCCGGAATGTGGGCTTGTCCTACATCCGCACAAACGCCAGGAGGCGCGGTAAGGACGGCGTAGGCCTGATCATGGTTGACTACTTACAGATTATGAACGAGGAAATGAAATCTACCAATGAGTCTAGGGTTGTTGCCATAGGCCGGATTACACGCGGATTGAAGGAACTGGGGAAGGAGCTGGGCTGCGCGGTACTGCTTTTGTCTCAACTCAACCGTGACTTAGAGAAACGGTCCAACAAGCGCCCGATATTGGCAGACCTGCGCGATTCAGGGGCGATAGAGCAGGACGCTGATATTGTTGCCTTTCTGTACCGCGATGAAGTATATGATGAGGACTCACAAGCAAAGGGCATGGCAGAGGTCATAACCGCCAAGGCGAGGAATGGCGAACCAGGGATAGATTTTTTGAGATTCAACGGCGCTACTACAGTATTCAGTTCAACCGTTGATCGACCACCGCCTGCGCCCGTTACAACAGATGGATTCAGAGATTAATTACAAACCAAGAGGAAAACAGCATGAACTACATTATCGGCATCGACCCTGGCCTTACCGGGGCAATAGCAATTCTTAATCGCAGCACACTCGAAATAGAGCAGTTTTGCGATATGCCAACCGTACCCAAGCCAACGAAGGGCCGAAAAGTGTCTCCTATCGGGGTTTTAAACTTTTTAAATGAATTCTCCCAGGAGAGGCAGTCCACCATCGACTGGCTATGTGTCGAGCAAGTGTCTGCAAGGCCGCACGATGGCCCTGTGCAGGCTTTTGCCTTTGGGAGGTCCGTTGGAGCAATTGACGGGATCGCCGCAGCCCTTGGCTATCCACAGTGCGCACTAACTCCTCAAACGTGGAAGAAGCTGATAGGTATCCCCAGAGGCTCAGAAAAAGAGTACAGCAGGACCGTCGCTATTGATCTGTTCCCGGATGCCTCCAAGGATCTGGCGCGGAAAAAGGACGTAGGCAGGGCAGAGGCCGCGCTGATCGCCCTGGCCGCGAATCGCCATCAGATGAGGCTGGGAGCATGAACGTGACCTTGAATGATAATGAATTACGGATCGCCACAAGGATTGGAAAACTTAGATACTGGGGCAATCGAAAGTCCGGCATTACCGACGCGAAAATCGGGCCTCAATCCCCTGAAGAAACAGACTTTCAGGGATTCTGCGCCGAAATGGCCTTCTGTAAACTGTTCAACGCTTACCCTGCTTTTGACACAGGTGGTCCAGACAAAGGTGGTGATTGCAAAGTGGGCGGGTTTATCGTGGACGTTAAGTGGACAAAATATCGATCTGGACGACTGTTGGCGACTCAAAAAAAGATCAAAGCCCATGTGGATATCTATGCCCTTGTTGTCGGCATGGCCCCTTCATTCTCAGTGCTTGGGTGGGCGCTAAAGGCCGACCTAATTGACCCTGGCACACTCACTGATCTGGGTCATGGGGCGGGCTTTGCCCTATCCCAGGAGCAACTATATCCATTGGATATCCTTTTTGAATTTGATAACCCCACAGGATGATGAATAGATGCATAAAAGACTGCCGCCAATGCTCGGAATTGCCGCCGCGCTGAGTGCGTTTCCCAGCACTTGGGATGAACACTACAGGCCATCGAAAGGGTCGACGCCGAACAAGTATATGCGTCATCAAGGCCGCAAAGAATGTGCGCGACGACTTAAACAACAACAACCACCAGAGGATGAATAGATGACTGATCTAAAACCATGCCCCTTTTGCGGGGCGGATGCTGACTTCAGATTACAAGCGGGGAATACTGGGGTTGAGTATCTGGTGGAGTGTGTGGAGTGTGGTGCTATATCAAAACCCGTGCATCGTCAGGAGCAGACAATCACAGCATGGAACACACGCGTTGCTGATCGAGGGTTAATAGCACCACCGGAGGATGAATAAATGAATACACTTGATGCTTTGCCATTCTTTAGCGCTCGTTTTTCTAAAAGTATCCCCTCCTTGATAAAATGGACAGGTAGTAAGCGCTCTCAGGCGAACGCTATAGCTCAGCTAATGCCCCCATACCAACATTACTTTGAACCATTTGTCGGTGGTGGTGCGCTTTTATTTCTTGCGGCACATAGGGGTGCTGTTATAGGTGATGTATACCGACCGTTGATCGAACTTTGGAAACTTATACAGAGTGACCCAACTATTGTCATAGATGCTTATGAAGACCAATGGTCATCATTAAATGAAGAATTAGATGATGTCGATATTAATGGAATGACAAGAGGTAACGGCATACCAAGATACTACTATAGGGTGCGAAACAGATTTAATAAGAATCCTAATGCACTAGATTTGAACTTTTTAATGCGTACTTGCGTTAATGGGATAGTCCGGTTTAATGATAATGGGAAGTTCAACAACTCCTTTCACCTTTCCCGACGAGGTATGCAGCCGCAGCGTTTTGCTAATTTTGTTCAGCAGTGGCACTCCGTTATTCAGGGTGTTGAGTTTGTCTGTCAGGATTACAC